TATGGATAGAGTGGGCTGTTAAAGATGTAAAGAAGCTTAGGAAGCTTGGTATATTCTCCGAAGATGAACTGCCTATAATAGCTTGGTTTAAGAATGAACCAGCAATTACGTTACAGAGTTATATTACAGTGGAAACTAGATACATACCAGACAACTTTGATACGGACAAATTTGAAATTGTAGAAGTTTTAATGAGGAACACATACGACAGCGAAATTTACAGGTGCTTTCGTCTAGCGCCGCTAAGAAAGAGGGAGACATGAGGGTTAGGAAAATAAGGAACGTATCAGAGTCGGATGTATCAGTACAAATAAACCAACACGTAACTGTGCATCTAAATCCGAACCAAGAACTTGATGATGTTGAAGTATGTAACCTTGAGTCTATAAGGGAGTTTGTAAACGTAGAATACGATCTAAGTGAAATCAAGCCAATAGATGAAAAAAGGCAGGTATTAATAGACTAATGGCAAACAAAAAAGGATTTAGTCAGGTTTCGGCATACGAATTGGTTACCATTTGTTTGGTTTCCAATAAGATGCTTGACGATTACTTGGCGTATTCTTGCGTCTTGAATATAGAACCAGAGAATTTTGCTGAGAGGTGGATTAAAATGCACATTAGTAGACCATCAGCTACGTTCAAGCGAGCATTGTGGCGTTGTTTTATTACACAGCTTGTTGATATAAGAAATAGAGGATATTGATGAGTTCTTTTGTTCATATTGTAGATGATGCCGTTAAGTTAGCGGTATACACTAGGTTTGCGACTTATCTTGGTCTGACTAGTAGCAATACTGATGCGGTGTTCTTCCCAAAGGAGATAGCACAACGTAAGATTGCTGAGAAGCGTGGTGAAGCTACAGTTGAATTTATTAACGTGTGGCGTACGGGCATTCAATACGATTGGAACAGGCAAAACACTGCAATTGCGCGCAAGGGATTGAAGCTCAACTTTGAAGATAGCAGTACAAAGGCTAACATAGCGACTGCTAAGGCGGTACCTACAATTGTCGATTATGATTTTTGGGTATGGAGTAGGGATTTAGATAAAATGACGCAGGTTATAGAGTCGTATATGTTGTGGCAACACGATCATCCGAATATTATATTAAGTTATAATGATACATACCCTATGGAATTATACCTTAAATTCGGACCAGTTATAGATGAAACGGATATACCTAATATGTATGCAAAGGGGCTGTACTATGTAAGCAGGTTTCCGTTAAGGATGGAAGGTTGGGTATTGACGGACTTCTCGTTTGATAAAACGGTACTTTCGATCATATTGGACGTATACTTGAGGCAGGGTGCTGGTCCAGACTATACAGATACATTGTTGAATGAATGGGTGATAACTAGTGATACTTAGGGGTGAACATGAGCTTTCGTGACTTCTTTTCGTTTGTAAAGTCAAATCAAGATGTAGCCTTGAATGAGGGCATTTACGATACCTCTACCTATAAGAGGATGCAACAAAGGTACAAATTTGACGGTCCGATGTCGCCTGGGGAATACGAGGAAACAATGAATATCCTGTCCACGCCCGATGCCCGTCCGGGGTTGTTTGATGGTACGCTGGAGGCGTGGCTGTTGCGCATTTCCCTGTGGGGCAAGATAAAGATAACGCACAAGAACCCAGAAAACAGGATTGTCAGATCTATGACGGAGGATCAGTTTCTAGACTACATTGATGATCAGACAAGGAACGCATCGTATGGTAAGTGGACTGTGGAGGAGGTAGAAATAAATAAGATACGCTATTATCGGAAGTTTTGGTCGATATATGGCAAGGAAGTGACAGAGGAACTAATTGTTGATATTGACTTGAGGCCTGACTTAAAGAAAAAGATAAACCAGGCTAGGCGTAAACTAGGTATATTTGGTCGTTAACTAAAAGGAGGAAGGTAAATGGGCATGTATGTCTCACCTGGAGTGTATACAAAGGAACTGGATTTAAGTACTTTAGTATCTAGCTTGTCTACAACTATTGGTGCTATTGTAGGCGCTTCTGCGAAAGGTGACGCTTCGCAGGTTAAGCTTGTAACCAATACGCAAGAGTTTATTAATGAATACGGCGAGCCAGCAACAGATAACTACTTTCACTATTCAGCATTGGCGTTCTTGGAGAATGGTAACCAGCTGTATAGATTGAGGGTTGTTAATACTGATGCTTATTAAGGAGGTGCAAAGATAAAAACATCGGTTAGTGCAGAAACCAATGCAGCCATTGCATCGGGTGCAACAACTAATGAGTTTGTACAAATAACTGGTGAAGATAACTTGTTTTATGTTTATGGTGCTAATCAAGGGGCTTGGAACAATAGCATCGGTGTACGCATTACAAACATAAGCGAGACTGCTTATACGTTTACTATTGAGGTTTACTACCTTGACTCTAATGGTACGTATCAAAAGGTAGAGTCTTGGAACGTATCAAGAGAGCACAGGGTAGATGGGTTTGGTAATCAGTTATATCTGGAGGATGTAATTAACGGGTATAGTGATTACATATCGGTAGCGGACAGTGGTGATTTGTATGCTTATACTATATTGCCGAAAGCGCAGGCTACTACCCTTGCTATGGCAACTGGAGCAGACGGTACTGACGCCACAGAGAGTCAGATTGCAACGGGATGGGACGAGTTTGCAAACCCAGATGATGTAGATGTTAGGATCCTTATTGGTGCTGGGCATGGATTAACTGTACAGGCTGCTATGAAGACCATTGCAGAGGATAGGAAGGATTGTATAGCGTTATTTGATGTTCCGCTTGCGGAGACATCGGATGTTACGTCAACGACAACTTGGAGAACGACTACTCAAAATTACAACTCAAGCTATTGTGCGTTGTATTCGCCTTGGGTGAAGATATACGATCAGTACAATGGTGTAATAGTAACGGTTCCTCCGTCTGGATATGTTGCTTCTCAGATGGCGTACAATGACTACGTTGCTAATGTCTGGAGTGCTCCTGCCGGTATGAATAGGGGGCTAATGAACGTTTTAAGTGTTACTCCAGTTTATACGCAGGGCAATAGGGATACATTATATACTGCTGGTGTTAACCCGTTGCAGACGTTTAGAGGGGCAGGCAATGTTATTTGGGGTCAGAAGACAGAACAGACTACGGACTCTGCATTGAACAGGATAAACGTTAGAAGATTATTGATTACCTTAGAGAAATCAATATCAGCTACGTTGCAGTACTTCGTATTCGAGTTGAACAACGAAGCAACGCGCTTCAGAATAGTGGGCGCACTTGAGCAGTACTTAGATCAGTTGTCTGCTGGCGGTGCATTTGAGACTTCAACTACAGATACTAAGGGGTACTCGATTGTTTGCGATGAAACTAACAATACGCCTGCTACTATCGATAGAAACGAAATGCACGTAGACGTGTTTGTAAAGCCAGTAAGGGTAGCAGAGTTTATACAGTTGCAGGTAATCATTACGCCAACGGCAGCATCCTTTACGGAGCTTGTGGCACGCGGCGTTAACCTATAAAATAAAAGGAGATAGCAAATGGCAAATATGGGGATAGACAGTTTAAAGGCAAACTTGACCAACCCAGCCAGGGTGTACCTTTGGGATGTGTTAATTCCCGTGCCAATCGGGGGCGGGGATTCTACTACGTTCCAAATCAGGGCGCAATCTACGCAGATTCCTCAAGTGTCTGCTAACCCGATACATGTTGATTATAAGCAGACGCCAGGTATAGAGTTGGCTGGTAAAAAGGCTTTGGATCATACTTGGCAGTGTACGTTCCTTGAAGGCGAGGATCATTTGACATACGATGCTTTGTATGCATGGTGTCAGAACATTGTACACGATGTAACTGGGTTAGGGGTGGGTGATCCGTTATATAAAACCGATGTATATGCAACTTTGATTACAACTGCTGGCGATACATATATGAAGTTTAAGTTAAAGGGTGCTTGGGTGCAAACCATCAATCCAGTTGACTTAGCTTATAATACGGACGCCGTTGTAACTTACACCGTTGTTTTTAGGTTTGATAGTTTTGAGTATATAACAGGATAACAGGAGGCGGAATGTCAGTCGGGATAACGCAACCATCATCAGTATTGTTGGGATATGCTAGGTTTCAGCGCAGTTATCTTTTTGATGTTATACTGCCTGACATTGGTATATCTTATGGTGGGTTGGTTGGGTTTGGACTTAGTCAGTTAGTACAGGCGGTGAAGTTTGGTGATTATTCTATTGGTAGCGATGCTATAAGGATGAGGTTTGGCCCGTACCAAGCCCACTTTGCTGGGTTGTTTACAGTAGAAAAAGTAACTATTACTTTTTTAAAAACAATGCCAGACGCTGTGGCAGCCTATTTTAAAGCCTGGAAGGATTTAATAATTACACCAACTGGGTTGTATCAGGTAAAATCAAAGTATCAAAAGACGATAAAAATACGATTTGTAGACCAATCAGGTATAGCGATGGGGGAGTATAGGTTAATAGGTGCTTTTCCTGTTACTTTCCCATCGTATGACCTGTCGTATGCATCTAATGATGTTACTAAAATAGACATCGATTTTCAAGTAGATAGGATAGAGTACGAGATTTTTTAAGTGAAGTAAACTCCCATAAAAACAAAGGAGAACGACATGTCAGACAATGCTACATATTATCCAGTCAATTTGCCTTCTAGGTGCTTGGTTTATGCTGGCATTGATAAAGGCAACGCTAGTGATCAAATTCAAATAAGAACATTTAAGGGCAGGGATGAAAAGTTGATTGCTGAGATAAGCGATACCAACTTTGAAAAGAAGTTTTATACTATACTTAAAGGAGTACTTAAGGGCATAGACCCAAGTAAGCTTACTACGGGTGATAGGCAGTACCTTATGTTTTGGGAAGCAATAAACTCTTATAGTAAGGAGTTTGTTGTAACCTACGAGTGCGAGCATTGCTGGCAGAAGTCGGATTATACAGTTGATTTATCGTCGTTAGAGACAACGTTTTTACCAGAAAATTACGTAGAGCCTTATGAAGTAAAGTTGCCTGTGTCCGGTGGTCTTGTAAAACTAAAGTTGTTGCGTGTTGAGGATATGCTAAAGGTAGATGAATTGGATAAGTTAGGACAGAATGTATGGTTATATAGGTATGCCTTAAGTATTGTTAATGACAAGAGCGTTTGGGATAATGTATCTTATTTGGAGGCTATGGAAAGTAAGGATATTAGTATAATCAGAGCTTTCCATGAAAAGTTTGTTCACGGTATTAAGGCAGAAACGCCGTACGAATGTCCAAAATGTGGAGGGACAGGCGTAATGCCAGTACCCTTTCGATTTGAAATGCTTCTTCCATTCGGGAAACAACTTAAACAACATATTGGAGATACAATTTGATTTAATGTACTATTTGCATATGTCGGTATGTGATTATGATAATAACGATATTAAAGATAACCAATGGTTGCATCGCAGGCTTTGCAAACAGAAACAAGACGAGATTAATGCACGCAAGGGAGTAACTGAGGATAAGTAATATGGGCGTAGTACGCTTTTCAGAAGAACACATTCGCTTAATGCGAGCCTTTCAAAAGAAGTATGAGACTGATTTTGTTGGGTTCTATAAGGCTTTGCCTGGATACTATATAGGTAGCAAGGCTGCAATAAAATATAGTACTGGCGATGAAGTTCGTCGAGTTAGGCAGGTTATATCTGGTATAGAAAAGATGCTTTCGCCTACTGGTGAAGTATCAAAGTCAGATATTACCAACACTTATAAACTAATGGACGCAGTTGAGCGTGATATACAGTTCTACATAGATCAGTCCAAGATAGATCCGACGCTTAATGATAATTTAGAGAAGATCTTTGTTGCAAAGCGATTAAGTCCAGTTGCATTGCATCATTCTCAACGGGTTATGCATGGTAGGCTTAAGAAAATTGAAACAGAGAGACCGTCTATTATACAAAGGTGGAAACAATTTTCACCAGAAACATATGAGTTTGTTAGTGGTGCTGGTAAAGCAATTCTGGGTGGGTCTTTGGGGTTTGCTGCGCCTTTGGCAGAAACTGCAATAAGTTCTGTTAGCGGTATATACAAACGTTACCGCGAGAGAAAACTTTCTCTAGAGAGACAAGCTATAATTGGTGCCATTGCGCCAGTAAATGCACAAAACCCTGAAGGTTTTGCTAAGATGCATAGAGGGTTGTTTGGTTTAGGCAAAGCAGATGTTCCTACGAACGTTGGTAGTGGGTACATGGCTGATCCAGCCGGGCGTAGAGCTCTTGGTGGCGGTGACGCATATGCTAGGTCTGGTGTAGGGGGGATGGTAAGATCTGGTTGGCTAGCAAAAGAGATTGGAGCTGGGTTATTTGCTTTTTTTAGTATACAGGCTTATAGAGCAAAGTGGACTAAGGAATTAATAGAGTCGATCAGTGGTATATCTAAAAACAAAGACAAGGGTACGAAAGGCGGTAAAGGTCTGTTTGAAACTATATGGGATGGTATATGGGGCATAATAAAGGTAATAGGTGCAGGAATTTTGTCTTTGTTTACTAGGGGGTGGCCGCTCCTTTTGGGTGTTGCAATTGCAATCTTTGCTTGGAAGTTAGGTAG